TTCATGCCAATTTCTTTCAGAACCAAAGCTGTCTCTAACATCCATTAAGCTCTCAATTTTAGCTAAGGTGGTTTCATCTTCTAAAAATTCAGAAAAATCATCTAAACCTAACTCTTCATTTAAAAGAGAATAAGCCTCAGCATGAATAGTTTCCATAGCCCCAAAAGTAGTTGCCATTGCAATAATTTCTGGTTTTCTAAACCAGTGAGTAACTAAACCAGTCCAATAATCATTAACTACAGTTTCTGTTTGAGCAAATCCTTTTAAAATAGAGCCAATTATATTTTTTTCAGTTTCTGATAAATTTTGTTTCCAATCATTAATATCAGACATCATTGGGACTTCTGTGTGAAGCCAGTGTGCTTGGTGTTGTTTGAGCTAAAAGTCTGCAGCCTCCTGATATTCGAAGGGTTTGTAGACAATACGTTCCTCAATGAGTGATTTTTTTCCCATTTATGTTTAATTTAAATTATGAGTTTTTGAAAATGTGGTGATAAATACAATATATACAATCAATATCTATCAAAAATTAAATAGGTTTTGGGCAGCTCCTCTCAATCTACTTCTATCAGAAGGCGTCATTCCATTTCCATCAGGAGATTCTTCATCCTCCATACTTATTCTATCCCCAATTATAAATTTACCTATAGAGGTGTCAATTTGTGCATCAAAACTCAAACCATCAGCCCCATATCTGTTTTTCATAATATGTAATCTACCTGTTCCGTTTTCTTTGTCTTCTGCTTTTCTACTCAATGACATAGCAAAGTCAACAATCATGATTTTTCCATAGCTTTCAGAAATCCTATCACCTTGAATGATATTTTCACGAGATGCTGTTCTGTTTACTTGAGATACTGTCCATATAGGTAATTTTTTAGCTGAAGCCAAACCTCTTAGGTTAGTATAAATGTCATCTAAGCGTTCTCTTTTTTCTTTGCTTCGACCACCTTTCAACAAATCAGCATAATCCAAAATAATCATGTCTGGTTCAATTCCTTGACCAATACATTTTTCAATGTGGGCTTCAATTGTGTTGATTCCTGCTTGGCCTGCTGGGAATTCTTTAATGATGAGATTTCCACGTAAGTCACTAATAACTCCTTTTACTCTATTTTTGTGTACTCCCAGGTCACCAACAGGTATTTCTGTAAAGCGAGCATCATATCGCTTACCTACATAAACATCACTTAACTCCAAGGTATAGTGGAATACTGTGTATCCAAGCTGCACAGCCAGAGCACCTATATCAACAAGTGCCCATGATTTACCACCACCAGGATTCCCAACAATTAATCCTAAATCTCCTCTACCAATTCCACCACACATTAGTGTGTTGATTTGGTCCCAAGGGGTTGGGATTGTGTGGCGAGCATCCTCTTTGTATCGGTCTTCTAATTGAGCTATGTACTCGTGGCCTACACTTTTTTCGGTTCCTGCTTTTAAGGCATTGTCTATGAGATTTCTAATATCATCGTAATCACCTAATTCAAGAAGATCAACAGAACGAAGTAAAGCCGATTTGAGTGTTTGGTTTTTACAAAAGTCAACAAAAGTTTCCTTAACAAAATCAAGATCGTTTGCTTTGGTTGCCCTGTATACTTCTTTGAGTTGTTCTTTTACAGCAACTTGTACTATCTCATTTTTGATTTTATCTAATTCTACTTTAAATACCTCCATTGTTGGGGTGGTTTTAAAGTCATCAAAGTATTTTAAAGAGGTTTCAACAATCCATTTGTTTGCCTCACTATCAAAATATTCAGGTTTAACAATATCTGATACTTGTTGGAGAAATTCTCTATCATTTACCAAACATCCTAATGTTTTAACCTGAAAACTATGTCCGTATTGTTCTAATTTACTCATGTGTATTTTTTGCGAACTGATTTAAGCGAAGAAAATGTTCGTTGAGCCACCCATCTAGGTTTTTGATGGCCTCACCCATTTGATCTTCTAAATACATCATATGAAAGTCATTTTTGGAGAGCAAATTTATTGGTTGAGAAATATTATCTAGAATTTGTAATTTTATTTTACCTGAAATTAGGGGATCCTTAAGTGACATAAGTTTCCAGTTCATTTCAAGTTGGTTTTTGTTTTCACAAATACGTTTATGCATAGTGCTGTCTTGGCTTTGTGCAAATTCTAAAAGTGGTTCTAATTCTAAGGTGCTCTCTTCAAGTATAAGTGGGACAACTTTTGCAAGTTTTTTAGGGCCTAATCCTTTTATACCTGGTAAGTTATCTGACTTATCACCCATTAACACTTTATATGTTAAAAAATTATGAGAAGGAACACCATACTCCTTTTCAATTTCTGCTGGAGTGTAGTATTTTTTCTTATTTACATTCCAAACACATATTCTACCATCTGCTAATTGGAGGAAATCTTGGTCAGATGATGCTATAATAACTTCTTCTTCAAAATAATTTTGTGCCAAGTAAGCTATTGTATCGTCTGCCTCGATTTTATCTATTGATAATACATCAACAGGTAATAATTCTAAGTAACTTAAAAGACGAGTAAATTGAATCTTCATTGCTTCCTTTTCGTCTTCTAAGCTTTTAAAACTATCCCAACGAGTAATCCTATGGGGTTTTCTGTTTGATTTGTAGTTTGGGTTGATTGATCTTCTTCTTTGAGATCCCCCAGCCCCATCATATACTACAACAACTCGTGTAGGTGTTGTTTCTCTAATTGTTAGGGCAAGAGACCTAAGGAAACCAATAACACCTCCTACAGGCACACCCCTATCATTCAATGCACCATTTACTGAGAAGGCTCTCAAGTACATATTTAATCCATCAATGAGGAGAACCCTAGAATTTGGGTTCTCCTCTTTTGATGAATCTAGGTTATTTAACAAATCAAGTATTTCAGTCGTCATTTCCTTCTTCTACAATTATTTCGTCTGGATCTCTCTCTTGGTTTTCTTTTTCATGAGAGTATTTCATAATATACATTTCACATAATTTTTGGTACAATTGTTCCTTAATTTCAGGACGTTCTTCCAAAAGTTGCTTAAAGTCTTTGGCATAAAAACTTAACATTTCCCCTGTTTCTTCATCTACGTACTGGGCTGTTGGACCTGCCTGCTTTACAATTTTGTAAGCTTTAAGGGCTTTTAACATACCATCTGCAGCATCAATTCCAGAGTCATAGTAAACACTGTATTTTACTTTTCTATTTGGGGGCCCCAACCTGTTTTTAACCACTGCTGCCTCTACCTCTTGCCCTACAATTTCTTCTATTCCATTGATCTTTTCTTTGATCTTGCCTACACCTTTCAAGCGTAGTCTTACTGAAGCGTGAAATTGTAGTGCTTTACCTCCTGAGGTTGTGTACTGGTCGCCAAAGGGCATGGCATTTAGTTTTTGACGAAGCTGATTAGTAAAAACACATAGAATCCTTTGTTTCCCAATTAGGTTGGTGATTTTTCTCATGCCTTTAGACATGATGATGGATTTTGCAGTTGCATAACCATCTTTTTCATAGTCGGCTGCTTCCTCAATTTTAGTAGTGGCTGCAGCAACTGAATCAACAACGATAGAAACTAGTTTGTCTTTGTTTTTTTCTCTAATTTTCACAATGATGTCTTCCATTGCTTCAAACACATCCTCAACAGTTTCGAGAGGAATATAAAGCATTTTTTCCACATCAACACCAATTGCTTGTAAAAATCGAGAATCCAAAGCCGATTCTGTGTCTATGTAAATTGCAACACCACCTTTCTTTTGGGTGTTTGCAATCACGTGAGCGGCTAGAAGGGATTTACCACTCTGCTCCATCCCAGTAATTTCTACAATTTTACCTACAGGTAAGCCCCCGTTGGGACGATTTGCGATAGCTAGGTCAAGGTTTGGGGAACCAGTGGAAACCCATTCTCCTACATCTGTTGGAGAGTCGGAACCCCCATCTAGAAAATACACCGTTTGGTTTTGAACCTTACTGAACTTCTTATTAAGTGAATCAACAAGGAATTCAGTTAGGTCCTCACCATTGGTTTCTAAGTTAGTTTTCTTTTTAGCCATTAGTCGAACAATTCATCAATTTTGTCATCTACTGTTTTTTTAGCAGCTGACTTAGTGTATTGAATGTCTTCTTTTTCTTCATTAGCTTCTTCATCACCTACATTAAGATATTTTTGAAGAGATTCTTTCATGTCCTCAAAGCTATACTTTGTGAAGAATTCTTTGATGTTTACTTGAGTGTTAAGCATTTTTTCTACTTGCTCAGCATCCTCAGAAAGTGGGGTTTGTTTTGGTTTAACACGAACTGTGGTTGTTGGATACATTTTGCCTGTTTCTTTGGCAGAAATTACCTCTATTGTAATGTCACGGCCATTTACTACGTCTGTAATATCACCATAATCTTCATCCATCATTACACCAAGCAATTCTTGATATACCATTTTGCCAAACTCCCAGAAACGAACACCTTTATCTTCCTCACCTCTTACAATAACAGGTGCAAACACACGCATTTTAGGGTAAAGTTTTTTAGCGAGGGTTTTGTTGTCTTCATCTCCTGATTTGCGGAGTTGAGTTGCAAATTCTAAGATTGGGTCTTGTTCATCAAAGTTTGACAAAGCAATCATACGTGGTTTGTCAATACCAAAATAAAAATACAACTCAGTAAAAGGAATATCTTTATTGTGTTGGTAAGGTACAATACGCACAATTGATTTTTCTCCTTCTTGGGGTTTCCAGAAAGTTGATTTGTAATCTGAGGTTGATTTAGAGCCAGCAGATTTGTTGTTTAAGCGATCCATTCGCTTGCGAATTTCGTCTAGATTCATAACTAATTATTTTTTTTAACTTGTGGTAATATATAATAGAAAAATTTAAAAGCCAAATATTTTCTAACCTTCCTTTATAGCTTTTAATTTGGTTCTTATCTTTTTAAAACCTAATTCTTGGGTTAATAATAATGAATTTCTATAGCTTTCCCAAGGAATTCTATAAGATGTGTCTAAAACTCCTCCATTCAAATATTTAATAACCTCATTCAATGCATTGATTGTGTATAAAGTGTTGGTTTGTTTTTTTCTATGAACTAAAATGGTGTTGGGAATATGAATATTTTCATAAAAGTTAGAGTAATCAATATTATAGGTTATGATAACCTTATCCTCATCTAAAGAAGACAAAATAAAGATTTTTCCAAACAAGATAGGATATTTATTGAAAAGACCCTGTACTATTGCATCTTCCTCCCCCTCTTGCACAAATGTACAGTATAGTTTATTATTCATATTTATAGAACTAATGATCCAATATAAATATCAAAGGGCCTTTAAAGCCCCATAGTTAGAACCATACTGTATTTTGATTGGGAAATCGTAGTTAATTATCTGTTTTAACCCTAAAATGCACTGTTTTCCATCCTCCTTTGCAAAATCAAACAAAAAAGCATCATAAGTATACAACACCAATTTGGTTTTAAAGTTTTTAAGGTACTCCTTTATTTTAAGGATGATTTGCAAGTTATATTCTGTTTCGTAAGCTTGTATATAGTAGTTGAATAATTTTTGTGGGGTGATTGTTGGGTGGTTTTCTTTTTT